AGTTAGCTCTGGAAATTGTTTCTTTAATTCATTTATATGAACTGACTTTACCTCACCAACGTAGTAAACGTCATCAAAATAAGGTGACTCAGTATAAGACCAAACCATATTAGCTGGATCACAATACTCAACCACAACACCTTCTGATTTTGAAAACCTATTTTTAACAGCGCCTATACCTATTACAGCTATGTCGTAGTAAAATCTTTTTTTAGTTAAGTCGTATCTGTTGCCGTCTAGCAGTGTATTTATAGCTTGCTCTTCAGCTATTTCAACTTGCTGCTTATAAGAAAGCTGCATATGCAACTCCAACTCTTCCATAGACTCAGGAAGTGTCTCAGGATCATTTTCATATAAACTTATACCAAACTCATCTTCGACAAAATCGTTTATATCAGCTGTTTGCATGTCCCTTATTATACTTTCCATATACTCAGTGCGTTTACTTACACCGTATGGATCTTGAGAATATGCTTTTATATCAAAAGCTCTGTCTGATATACCATTAACAACTATATCTACAAATTTAGGAATTATAGGTACTGGCTTCCAGTCTAAATTAAGGTAAGATAAATCACCATTTATAGATAACTCATCTTTATACTTTTGTATTGACTGCTCGCCTCTAGCGTACAATCTTAATCTGTGAAATGTGTTTTGATTACTTTTATATCTGTTTGTACCAGAGTCAGATTTAAACCATTCATCTTGAATAGCTCTACCAACTCTAAGACCGTAATCATACGACATCTTTTCAGAATCACTAGCAACTTGACTAGGAAAAAAACTTTTTACAACTGACTCAGCCATATTTTATTTTATTATTTCTGACATAGTACCGCTATTTTTATACTTTGCGATATTAATATTTAGTTTCTGCTTTTTACTTTCTGGGTTTGGCCTATATAGATTTCTATTGCAAGCCATTATAGCTAACCCTGAGCTTATAGAAGCATCAAAGTTAGTCCTTTTATTTATATCAAACCTAGACCAATCATTCAATGTTCTTTGAAAATACATTGTACCGTATTGACCTTCGTTGTTTAAACCGATATATTGGTCTATATATGATTCTATAGCTGCCGCGTGAGCTTGTTTTATATCCTCACTTGAATTAGGTATACCACCTATTTCTTTTTCAGCCACAGACAACTTTGTCCACAACTTATCAGGCCTGTTCATACTATAACCTCTATATCCTCTTCTTTTCAAATAGTACAATAATCTTGGTTTATTATTTTCAGCCAATAAAGGCATACCATAAAAAACCAAAGCCATTAGTACGTCTTCAAAAAATATTTCAGCCGTTGGAGGTCTAGATATATACTCTAGAAAGAAGGAGTTAGATGGTGCGTTTTCCATATTAAACTTTGTTAAACCGTGTAATGCACCATTTGATCCTCTACCACCTACCGTACCTGATATGTCATAACTATCGCAGCCAAAAGCACCTATATGCTCGTTTCCTGGATATTTATAACCGTTTTTTGTTATAAATCTATTTTGAAGATTATATTCTGGAACCCAAGAAATATTAAATCTACCTTTTGGATTTGGTGTAAACTCTACTAGAGTATCTTTAACACCGTTCTTCCATTGAAAATTACCTGTGGTTACAACACTTGTATTTTTTAAATCTTCATTGTAATCTATTTGCTCGTATATTTTTACTAAATTAAATAGACTATTTTTTGTTTCATCTCTAAAAGCGTGCTCTTCTGTTCTTGGAAACTGTCTATAAAATTCATTTAACGCGTCTTGATCATCTTTTAGTCCAGCAGCTTCATTTTCCCAGTGCTCTATAACGCCTACTTCTATTTTATCGCCGAAACCATCAACGCATTCCTCATGTGGGGTGTCGAATACAGGTATTCCATGAGAATCAATGAATCCTTCGTAGTTCCATTCCATAGGTATGAACAAAGAATATAATCCCGACTTAGTCTGTCCATTGCGGTTTCTTTTTGTAACATCTGAAGCATAATAAAGCTTTTTAAAATTTGAGCCACCTTTATCCAAAGCGTTGGAGGTTGAGCCCATCATACATTTACCTATAATTCTACTACCTAACCTTAATGTAGTTTTAGTAACTCTCCAGTTGTTAAGTATGTTATCAGGTCTTTCCCACTTACCACTTTCATCATGCACTAATAGTTTTAGCTTTTCACCATCATAACTATTATCACCTGTATTTTTCCAATCTATAGTTGTGTCGAGTCCTTCTAGATCTTCTACACCTTCTTTACTCTGTATAGACTTTCTAGTTAGTTTCGATGCTGGTATTCTATAAGCTAACTCTGTTTTAGGACGATCCATACCGTCTTGTATTGGCTTAAAGAAAAAAGGATAATTTAAAGATATAGGTACAACCTTATCCGTAAACATTTTTTTAGCATCGGAACCAGATTTAGATAATATACCAAATCTAGCATCACTAGACATTGTAGCTAAGTTTACCGTTTCACCGGAAGACATGAAAGAAAATCCAGAACGTCTGTTTTTAAGATAGCACATTCCGTAGCATCTGGTGTCAGCTTTACAAGCTTCCCAGAATATAAAGAATAATCTATTGGCTTCTCTAAAGTCAGGTTTACCAACGTCGATTTTCGACCACTGCAAGTACATAAAGTGAGTACCAGTAATGTAAGTGTCCACACCTTTATTATTGAACCAATGGCCTTCTTCTCGTCTTCTGAATTGTTCATCTATATATGGCTCCCATTTTTCTTTAAATTCTTCTGGATAATCTCTCCAGTCGAATATACTTTTTATTCTACTTAACTCTTTTGGATATTCTTCAGCAACCCATTTATCAACAGATCTGTCGATTTTAGCTGTATTTTTTGGTAAAGCTATTTTTAAATTCTGTATCTCGTATATATCACCTATTTTACCATTCTTACTTATAACTACAACATCGTGCTCTTTGTTGTAACCATACTTCCATTTTTTAGACTTATTCAATCTTGATATGGTAGTTTTTTTAATAGGTTCAATTATTTTATATAGTGTTTGCTTATACATTACCTAGCTCTTTTTTCAGCGAAACCTTTAAAAGTTTTTTTCTCAACCTCTTCCTTAGGTTTGTTTTCCAGCATAGCTTCTTCATCTTGTATACGTGAAAGTATTTCAAAAGCGTCAAATATTGCTAGCTTTTTAGTCGCCGCAGCGTTTTTTAAACGGTCAGCTGATATATCATCATCTGAATCAACAATAGGTTCTCTAGCTACTTTTATTAATTCCTCAACAGCTTTTTGCCCAGCTTGGATTATATTCTTCTTCGTCTCCTTGATATTCATATTTAATTGTAATTTGATTGCTCGGAACTCTATAAAGTTTTTCACCCTGTATTATAAACTCATACTCCATACCTGGTTTGAAACCTACAAGATCACCTTCTTTAACTTCTAATAAATCATTGTCTTTATACCTTAATATACCAATACACGGTTTTTCAAAGTCAATAGAAAACATTTTATTTTCTTTTATGGGCTTTACAAAATTATAACCTTTACAAGCTATCCATTTTTTGTTTTTTTTATAACCATATATTTGGTCTGGAGACACTAAAAACATATTGTCATTGTAGTAGCTTCTACTATTTTTTTCTTTACCTCTTATATCTCTATACCTTCTAAAAACATTGTGATGTACTATCACCTCATCACCAACACTTATACCATTATATTCGCTTGGAACAGCTAAAACTACACCTATTCTACTTACGTAGTTGTGGTTTTGCATTTCGGTATTAACTATAAGTTGCTTGTCTTCTATAGATTTAGTGTTGTTGTTTCTTTTTTCTAATGGTTTTATTAAAAAGTCAAAAACAGTTTTCATTAATAATCTATATTATACTCTATGGCTATAGCCATGTTTTTATTAAAATCTTTCCAGGGTATTAAATTACCTTCTTTCTTTATGTATATAGAATACTTACTCTCTTCTTCTATTATAGCTTCGATTATATGACCGCCATACACTTCCTGTCCAACAGAATAGTGCATAGCGTCATTTTTATAATCTCTACCTATACTAATCTTTCTTAGCAGGTTCATCTTCTATAATTTCACCAGTCATGGTATTAATAGTAACATCACCATACTTTTCCTTCATTTCATCGTGAAACTTTGATAAATTATCTTGTAAAGAAGACATGACGTGTAATAGTTGGTGTTTTTGAATCTCAAGTCCTCCAATTTGTTTTTGAACCTTGTTTATGGACTCAACACCTTCGTTTAATTTTTCTAATTCTTTTTTTGTTACTTTTTTCATTTTATTAAATTTAATTATAGTTATAATATATATTATTACTCGTTATATTGTTTAGTTACTTTAACAACTGCAAGTAGCTAAACTAGATCCTCTTCTATAACGATACCCGCATTCTCTAAAATAGTTTCCCACTCTGATTTATCAGTGTAAGTATCTATAATAGGGTGTATTGTTTCTAAGTATTGTCCTACTTGCATTTCCCCATAAGATTCTATATTAAAATCCTCTTCGTTTCTCAATATAAAGTATGTTAATTCTTGTACGTTTTCTAATTTTGCCATTTTATATTATTTTTATTTCTAGTCCTATAAATCCACTAAATCTTATTTCATCAACACCCCATAACCATTGTAAATCCGTTCTATCTACAAACTGCGATGTTGTTACTAATTTTATGTTATTTGTTATTGGGTACTTTAAAGATAAACTAAATCCACCACTTCTTGTGTTTACCTCGTATCTATCTATAAACCCATAACTACCAGTTAATCCTATATGCACTTTATTAAACATAAACACATAACCAGCATTAAAACTATACCTATGGTACTTGCCCTCTATATCTGCAAACTCGTACTCTGGAA